TGTTCTTTATAATCATACTGAGGATCCTGAAGAAAGAAGTAAAATTTATAGAGAAAGAATTCATTATGGGTTTTTTAAATTAACCGAAAATATTATTCATACTTTTAAATTCTATTATACAGAAGTAGATAATATCGAAGATTTACAACATGAAGTAATTACATTTCTTCTTTCAAAAATTCATTTATATGACCAGACAAAAGGTACTAAAGCATATTCTTATTTTGGTACTATTGCAAAACGCTATTTAATATTATCTAATCAGAAAAATTATAAAAAGCGAGTTGATACAGCACCAATTGAAGTATTAGAAGAAGATGAAAATCATTCATATAATATTGATGATAGTCCTTATGATGAAAGATTATCTAATTTTATAGATTTATATACTGAATATTGTACTGAAAATATATTTCAACTTTTTCCAAAAGAATATGATGCTCAAATAGCAGATGCTATATTAGAATTGTTTAGAAAACGAGAAAATTTAGATGTATTTAATAAAAAAGCACTTTACATTTATATCCGTGAACAAATTGATGTAAAGACTCCTAAAATTACCAAAATAGCAAATCAGCTTTACGATATTTTTAAAGAAAATTATATCTTTTATTTAGAACACGGATATACAAATTTCTAGTTTCAATATTTATAGGAAACTAAATGTATATTTATGTCACAATTTGATAATATAATCTTTGGTAAGAAAAAATTTTCCGATATTTTGGAGGAAATTTATAATAACCAACAGAAAAAAGACAAACAAGTTACTGCCCTTATAAACGAGTTAAAACCATTAATCTCAGAAATTGGTGATGCTACTTTAGTTGTTCCTTTAATTAAGGAATATATGGAAATTAGTGTTAAAAATGATGATATTTTAATTAAAATGGCTGCTTTAGCTCAACGTGCTATGCAAACTCAAACAGCAGATGGTACCCTAACTATCTCAGACGAAGAAAAAGAACAACTACTTTCAGCAATGAACGAGTTAAAAGGAGATAAATAATGGCAGGATATGCAGAATATGGTTTAGCAGCTCAAGCAGCAACAAATCAAAGTTCCTTTGATCAACCAGGACAATTTACTATTCAACCAGTAAGAGTTCGATTTACCTTTTTAGATCCTGTAGCTATTAAAAATGAATATCCAAGATTATTTGATAAATATGGATCTTATGATACTTTGGGAGGTATTTTATTTGAACCTTTTACAAATCCTATTGTTCCTATAAGTGATGTATTTGAAGATAATTTAATTTTTAATTACAATTTTGCTAAACCTTTATTTCCTAATATAAGACAAGTTCCTTTATTAAATGAAATAACTTATATAGTTTCTTTCCCTTCAACAAGAACTCAAGATCCAAGAAATGTAGATTTAAACCAAACCGATTATTATTATTTTCAACCTATTAATCTTTGGAATACTTTACATCAAAATGCATTTCCCGATCCTTTAGTAGAATGGAATGCTGAAACGGAACCCCAACCAAGAAATATTTCTTATCAAAGAGCAGAAGCAGGAGCATCTACAAATTCAGAAGCACCACCCCCACAAATTGATTTAGGAAATACATTTGTAGAAAAAAGCAATATTAAATATCTTCAACCATATGAAGGAGATATAATTTATGAAGGTAGATGGGGTCATAGTATTCGTTTTGGTTCAACAGTAGATGATCAAAACCCTTGGTCTAAAGTTGGTGAAAATGGAAATCCTATTTTAATTTTAAGAAATGGACAAGCTCCTACAGAAACAGAAGCATGGATTCCTACTATTGAAGAAATAAATAAAGATTTAGGTTCTATTTATTTTGGTAGTACTCAACAATTACCCTTAGAAGCATCTTCAGCTAATTATTCTAGTTATCAATCAAATCCACCCACACTTCCTAATCAATATGATGGAAATCAAATTATAATAACATCTGGAAGATTAGTATTTAATAGTTCATTAGATCATATTTTATTAAGTTCTAATATGTCTATTAATTTAAATGCTATTGAAAGTATTAATGTTGATACTGATACTATGGTTATACAAACCGGAAAATTATATTTGGGAGATAAAGAAGCTGATGAACCTTTGATGTTGGGTAATCAAACAGTTGATTTATTAGAAGAATTAATAGACTCTCTTCAGTCTTTTATGAATACTTGTCAAACTCTTGTTGGGGTTCCTGCTGGTGTATTAATGGCGCCTTTAAATCAAAAAGCATTATCAGTAAATACAACCCTTACAGCTCTAAAAACCAGAATAACTAATCAGGAACTTACATCTAAAGATAATTTTACTACATAATGGCTACTATAGATCCTTCAAAAGCATCTTCTTTAATTAAAGCAGCTGCTGATCCAAATATAAAAAAATCTGAATTATTTAAAATTAGTAAAGAAACTGCTAAAAAACTTCAAGATCAAAAAAATAATAAAAATTTTGCTTTTAATGAATCTTTAAAAGATTATCATGCTAAAAAGAAAGCAGAAATTCAAGCAACTAGAGCTGAACAAAAAGCAGCAAGACAAAAAGCCAAAGAAGATAAAAAACAAAGAAAAAAAGAAGCAGATGATATTGATGAAGTAATAAGTAATAATACTCCAAAGGATCAAAAACCTGAAGGTCTTAGTAAATTTGGTCCTATTTTAAATTCTCAATCTAAAAAAGTAATAGGATTAATTACACCTAATGTATTAGCATTAGCTGCTAAATATATTAATCCTGAAGGTCTTTGTCCTCCTGAACCTATAACAAGAGCTACTTTAACACAATTTAATGATATTGTTAAAGATTTAAATAATACTGTTGAAAATATAAATAAAGTAGCTAATATTAGTCAAGTAGTATCTACAGGAGCTAATACTATACAACAGGTTTCAACAGCATTACAAACAACAATTCCAATAGTATCGGCAGCAGCAAAACTACAACCTTTAATCCCCGGATTTGTAGTTTCTATATTAGATGATTTAGATTATGTTAATAATAAATTATTATATAAAGCTGATGGAACCCCTAAATTACCCCCTATTATTGATGGAGCAAATGCTTTAACATTAAAAATATCAGTATTTTCTCTTTCTTTAAGAAATGTAGCAAGTATTATAACAAATTTATCATTAGCACTTCAAAAATGTCTTCCTGAAGCAGATCATAAAAATATTCAACAATTATCTAAAACTACTGAACAGTATATTAATTATGGAATAAATAATTATGATAATTTTGATAGAACTACTTATCAAGGTTTTGAAATAAAAATTGAAGAGGTCCCATATACCCCTACTGTAACTAGAAGAAGAGCTGTTGGATATACACCAAGTGGTGTACCATTAATTCAAACAGAATTATCATTTACATCTAATGCTCAAACATTAGTTACAGAACTTAAACTAATAATTGACAGAGATAATTTAAAAGCTTATTAATTTAATATTTATAACGTGATGAAAACTACAGAACTCAAAAATTTAATAAAAGAAGCTGTAAAAGAAGCAATCCATGAGGAATTAAAAGATATCCTTTTGGAAGCAGTTCGTGCTCCTAAAACGATTGTACAAGAATCTATAAGAGATACTTATGCACAACCTCATATTGAAAAACCTAAACAATTAACTGTCCAAGAACGTAGAGATATGTTTTCTGGAATGTTAGATGAAATGCAAATGGGTGGTGTTGCAACTTCTCAATACGCTAACAATTTCAACCCCACCCCAGTAGATACAATTAATGGAGCTTTACCTGAAGGACAAGTAGGATTAGACCAAATAATGGCTTTAATGAATAAATAATAAATGGCTATAATTGTTCAAAATAGATTTCCAATTGATTCTATAGATAGAAAAGCTATAGGAGTTGATATTCCTTTTAATGCTCCTGGTGTTTTTAGATCAAACTATTTAACAAGAGATGCTGTAAAAAATAATTTAATCAATTTTTACTCAACTGATCCTGGTGAAAGAGTATTTAATCCATTTTTTGGAAGCGGGTTACAAAAATATGTGTTTGAAAATATAGATATTTTAACAAATGATTTCATTAAAAAATTAGTTACTGATGAAATTAACCAATATTTTCCATTTGTTCAAGTTGCCCAAATTACAACAACAATTAATGAAGACACAAATACTATACAAATAAATTTACAATACCAAGTAGTAAATTTTGGTATTCAAGACGAAATTAATATTATATTATAAAATGGCCGTTAGAAGAGACATAAAATACGTTGATAGAG